TTCGTATCGCAGCCATAAAAACATTTACTAGCATCGTTAAAATGACCCCTGTCGGTAATCCTGACTTGTGGGTATATAAACACCCAACAAAAGGTTATATAGATTATCTTGGCTGGTTCGGTGATGCTGACGGCTATGTCGGTGGGCGAGCTAGAAATAACTGGTTTTTGGGCACTAAGTTAACCGAACAAACAACCAAGCAAACAGCCAATAAAGGAACTGGTTATATAAATAAAGACTTGCCAAAAGATATGTTTACATCAAAGGTTTATTTTTATAACAATCTTCCTTACATTAACCGGTTAGAGTTCGGCAGTCATTCCACGCAGGCACCAAAAGGAATGGTAAGGCTTAGTCTATTAAAGTGGCGCAAGCATCTTAGGTCTGCATTTAGAGGTTTAAAATAATGGCAGCATATCAAGAGATATATTCAGCACTGACAAAATCCATTGTCGATTTAGCTTTAGGCATTCCGTTGGCTTATGAAAACAAAGACTATGATCCAGATGCAAATAACGATCAACAATTTATAGGTTTGACCACTCTTTATAATGATCAAGAAAGTTTAGATAAAATGCTAGTTGATGAGGTAACAGGTATATATCAAATCAGCCTTTATACTCGTTCAGGTGGCGGAGTTAATACATCAATGTCAAAAATTGATGCTATTAAAAACTATTACAAGCATGGATTAAAGATAATTAACGGCTCTCAATGCGTTTCTATTATAAACTTTGGGCGTAATGGTGGGCGTAATATTAACGGTTGGTATGTCATAGATATATCAATATCTTTCAAAAGTGATATAGCGCGTTAATCGTGTTAAAATATATTTAATTAAATTAAACAAGTGAGAATAAAATGAGCACTTCAGGAACTATAGACGGCGTTGATGTTGGTTTAGCTGTAGAAACAACCCCTAGCGGAGGCGTTTATGCTGATATGGGCGGAATAACGACCAACTCTATGACAATCAATAATGGTGTAATTGATATTACAAACAAATCAAGTGCTGGATGGCGAGAGATTCACGCTGGTCAAGGCTTACAGTCTGTTGATATGTCGCTAGAGTGTATTTTTAACTCTGAAACGAACTTTCTTATCATGGAAGCGGCTAATCTAGCGCAGTCATTATTGAATTATCAGTATGTTCGTGGTGGAAAGACATTTACAGGCGCTTATAAAATAGCTTCATGGGCTGAAACATCACCTGATAATGAAAAGCTAACAGCTAGTGTTTCTCTGCAATCATCTGGTCAAGTGGTAGTTACATAATGGCTAACGCTTTCAAGGGTGAGATTGATATCATAATAAACGATATCACTTACCCTATGATTATTGATATGGGCGTTATTGCAGAGTTCGAGAGCGAAACTGGCGAGGACTTTATGAATTTGTCCATAAAAGCCATTAACACTATGTTAAAAACTCGTAGTCTTGATAACGCTTTAGATCGTGCCGAGTACATGACCAATGTTATCAGCCACAAAAACGCTTCATGGTTGTTTTATCTTGCTGCTAAAAAGTGCAACAAAGTTGTTGAGTTTGGCGAAATTCAAGAGGCTATGTTTCATGAAGGCGTGGTTGACAGCTTAAAATCTTCGTACCCTTTGCTTTTTACTGCTCTTGTTGAGTTCGCTATAATCGGCAAGGTAAAAAAAAAGACAAAGAAAGTGAAGACTTAAAAAACTTCATTACTTTTATTGAAGATAAAAACAAAGAGTACGGGCTTGATACCTATCAATGGCTAAGCTTATGTATTGGCAATTTAGGTATATCTATAAGTGAATTTTGGGATATGCCTTTTTTTATGGTTGTTGACTTATTAAAAAGACAATCACCGAAGAAAGAAGAGTCAAAAACTCGAAAAGAGGTCTTGTCTAGCATGAGATCTAATAAACTTAAATACGGGTGGGTGTAATGGCTACACAAACAGAATCACTAGTAGTTACCTTGGACGCAAATGTCAGCGGCTATACCGCCAAGTTAGCGCAAGCGGATTCAGCTACAGAAAAGTTAAGTACAACGACTAAAAAATCAGATAAGCAATTAGCAAACTTTAGCCGCAGGTCTGGTATGGCTGGTATACAGTTTCAGCAATTCATAGGCCAAATTCAAGGCGGCCAATCTGCCATGGTTGCACTATCACAGCAATCTGCCGATTTAGGTTTTGTGCTTGGCGCTCCTTTGCTTGGTGCGGTTGCTGGTATATCAGCTTCGATTATTGGGATGTTATTGCCTGCGTTATTCTCAGCAGATGAAAACGTAAAAACACTAAACGAAAGTACTGAAACATTAACAAAGACATTTAGAAACCTTAGCAAAGAGCAACAGCAAATCGTTGTATCAGGCCTTCAAGAAAAACTAAAGGAGCAAGTAAAAGAGTATGGTGAATTAACCACATCTGTTAGGGAGCTGGAAAGGGAGTACGCAAGCTCTAAGTTTTTAAGTGGCCAATCAATGTTAAGTTTCTTTGCTGACCCTCAAGAGTCATTGAAAGAGCTTACAGCGGCAAAGATAGCTACGACAAAGTTAGGTGTCGAGCTAGAAGCTACTGCTGAAAAAATACGGGGATTCTCAGAAGAAGATCAAGCATCTATTAATATAGTTAATGAGCTTATACTCGCTATTCAAGAGAAATCAAACCTACTTGGCGCATCAGCTAGGGCTATAGACTTAAGTACCGCCGCTGTTGCGGGAGCTAACGGTGAAGATCTAAAAAGAATAAATATAATACATGATGAGATAGACGCACAAAAAGAAAAGAATAGGGTTTTGGCTGAGGGCAATAAGTTTGCAAATATCGGTGTAACAGAAGCAGATCCCGAACTTCTACGTGCAGATTTATTGTATGAACAAAGATTGCGTGATGAAGAATCATTCCTTGAAGCAATGGCTGAAATTAAATTTACTGGTCTTGAAACTGAGGCGGAGTTATTCTTTAAGCAGCAAGAAATGCATCAATTACTTTTAGATAACAAGCTAATAAGTGAAGAAGAATTCGCAAAAGCTCAGGCGGCTATATCAAAAAAGTATGCCAAAGGACTAAAGACAGAAGAAAAAGTTGTAACACAAACCGAAGCACAAAAACTAAATACTAGGCAAACAGCTCTACGAGCTGGGATGGCTTTAAACACTGCTTTTTTCGAGGATAATAAGGCAGTAGCGGCAGGGTTGATTGTTGCTGATACTGCTACTGGTATGCAGAAAGCTCTAGCGATAGATCCGATAAACGGCTGGGCAAATGCTACAGCAATAGCTATAACAGGCGCGGCAAACTTGGCAACTGCTTTAGGTGCTAGTAAAGGCGGCGGATCTTCCCCTAGCGCACCAACTGGCGGAGGTGGAACCAATTCACCACAGCAAGACTTTCAAGCGCAAACATCATCATTAGACTTAACTGACTCAAGCTCTAGCGGCTCGACTCAACAAACAATAACATTTGGTTCAGATACAGGCGATGATTTAGTTAACGCTATTGCTGAAGCTTTAAATAAAGGTATGTCAGAAGGAAGGTTTACATAATGGCTGAATTAGCAATATCGAAATCAAATGTATTAATTGACGTTACTCCTACAATAATAGCTGACCCTGGCACTGGTGAAAACGCGGCTAATATATCCGACCCTGATCATTCACTTAATTATACCAGTGGAACAAGTACGGGTGATTTTGCTGTTAGTTACGGTACACAAACTGCAATAGGCTACCTTGCTATTTCAGGGCATACGGCAGCAACTCCAGTTTCAGCGCAACAGGCTAGAATATCTATTTATGACGGCGTTACATTAATTGATAGCGTCTTGCTGGATAGAAATAATAATGTAATGTTTACCTTTCCTGAAATGGACTTTGCAGATTTAACAGTTAGGTTTTTTACTGTGCCGAATAACTATCAAATGACTGTTAGTTTTATTGCTGCTGGACAGTACCTTGCTATAGAAACAGGTCAACAGGCGGGTTATGCTCGTAATTGGCTAAATAGGCACGTAACACAAAGAAGTAATAGCACATTAGAGGTCGGCCCGATATCTTCAACACAAAGAGCTAAGGCTTTAAAAGGTACGCTTTCACTACCTAATGAGTTAGCTATATTCACAGAGGGAACTTGGCAAGACTTTATAGACTTTAGTTTTGAGCAGCCTTTCTTTATAAAAGAGTTTCAAGATAAGCCTGAGTCTAGTTATATTTGTTACGATCCAATGCCGGGCGTAAAGTCTCATCCACAAACGCCTACTCTAGATGTAATCACTTTAAAATTCACAGTATATAACGGGTTATAAATGAGCACTTTTTTAGCAACTCAAGACATGAGAGTTCAACGTCACTTTGAAGTGTTTGAAATAGACTTGCCCGTTATTACTGGTGCTTGTACTGTTTCGGGTGCTGGTGGTTTTGGCACTCCTTTAACTTGTGATCAAGCGTGGACCAATGAGACAAGACTTATTACTTTACCAATGAGAACGCACCTATATTACCAAGTATAAACGGTGAGCCAATTTATCGTTGTATTACAGCAATACGAGAAAACACTACAGAGTTAAAGCCGGGTAATGGATTATCTGCAAGAGGAAGCTTATCAATAACCTTTAAGGATTTTACAAAGCAAGATCCAAATATTGGCGCTCCTGGTGTAACTGACGCGGTAAAAAATCAAGGTACATTTTTTGGTAAGTGGGAAGAAAGACAGATATTTGAAAACAGAGACGTAAGAAATGGGCTTTACAGGGTGCAACCAGATGGAACGGTAGACATAGTAAATGGCGCACAGTATAGGCATTACAACTCAAGCGCTTTTAAATTAAACGCTAAATCTGGTAACTGGTCGCTAGAATGTAAAGACGTTATTTCAGTTGCTAACCTAGATGATAAATCATGGCCCATAAATACAGGTGGAGTACTTCGCTTAGATGTCGCTATATCAGTCACTAGCATACCTGTTGACGCTGAAACGGATTACTCTGCGGCGGTATTTGTTCGTGTTGGCGATGAGATAATGCAGGTTATAAGTGTATCAAATAACTTAACTGCTACCGCAACACTAAACGTCGCTAGTAGAGGTGGTGCATTTTACGCGCCTACGTCTGCCGTTTTATTAACGCGTACAGTAGCAAGCGAACACGACGCAGGCGATGAAGTATTTATATGCGACTTATCAGATGATGAAACTATTGATACCTTAATAACTAAGGTTTTAGTTGATAGCGATCTTGATGTTGCTTTGATACCTGCGGCAGAATGGGCGGCAGAGGTTGCGGAGTGGCATCCATCAGATAAGATAAATACTCTACATACTGAGTCAGCAAGCGTTAACAGCGTATTAAATAGAATACTTACAGGCTTCTTGATGGACCTATGGTTTTCAACTACTGAAAATTTAGTTAAGTTATCGGCAATTTCAGTGTGGAAGCAATCAACAGCTACACTTACTGAAGGCAAGGAAATAAACTCTAACACTATAAACAAAACGCCTAGTGAGTCAATTAGAGCATCTAGGGCGCTGGTTTTATATGACAAAAGAAACCTAACCAGTAGTGATGATATAGGTAGCTATAAAAAAGGAAGTCAGTTTGCCGATAATATCTTAGCTACTCCAGCGTTTTACGGAAAGCATAAAGACAAGCAATTTGATAATAATTTTCTTTTAACTAAAGATGCAGCTGATTTATTAACTCAAAGATATGTTAGCCGCTTTAAATTTACGCCTTATATTCGTAGCTTTGAGGTAGAAGAAAGGGTGTTGACGTTCAATACTGGCGATGTTGTTGATTTAGTTACAACCGTTGACCAAGGCCCAAGTGGTGTTGTATCAGGAAATGTACGCGCTCAAATATTAAAAATAAACCCTAAGTATGGAAAAGCTGGCAGGACTTACGATGTAAAAACTATGTCTTATGAGGCTGCATTTAATAGCGGCTCAGAAATAGTTTTAGATTCTCCATTAGGTGAGGTTAATTTATTTATACTTGGCGGCGCACCTTCACAGGCTGTAGATTTAACCTTTATACTTGATGGCTCTTACTCGTTTGGTGATACATCAATCAGCGCTGGTAGCTTTCCTGTTGGCTCTAAGTTAACAATAATACTTGTTAATGGTTTTGGTGGTGACGCAGCGGGTGGTAATGGCGGAAGAGGTGAGGATGTAACTTACGAATCAGGCTCTGGTTTGTTTAGCTTCTTCCCTGCTGTAAATGGCACTGCTGGCGGCATAGTTTACAATGCTGATGGCGTTGATACTGACATTTACTTTAGCGGCGCAACTACCTCAACGGCTTTTCCTGTTGCTGATGGCTATATACGTGCACCTAGCGGTGGAGCTGGTGGTTTTAATCATACTGGTACAGCTCCAAATTATGTCACTGGTAACGGTGGCAATGGCGGAGATGGTCGAAGCGCTGGTACTGGTGGCATTGCTGGAAGGGCTATAGATGGTGTTATTGTCGAGGGCAATACTGGCTCGAACGGTGAGATAGACGGAACTGGTTCAGGCTGGGGTTTAGCTGGAGCTAATAACAACGCGGTAGGTGGTGCGGCTGGTAGTGGTGTTGTAGATAGTGGTGCAACAGTTACATTTTTTGGTGATACACCTGCAAGATACATCAACGGAAACGGTGATCACTAATATGTTACAATTAACAAAATTAAAAAGTAAGGTCACATAATGAGCGAAACGTTAATAGAAAAGTTAGATAGAATTGAGTCTGAGTTAAAAAAGATTCAATCAATAAAGCCGCCTAAGCCAATTGATTACAGCAAGGGCATTTCAATACTTGAGGGTATCAATAAAGACTTGAGTAAAAGGCTTTTAGATATAACTACTAACTATGATCGTCTAGATAAAGAATTAACAGCGTTAAAGAATAAAAAACCTGTTGTTCAAGTTGATTATTCTCATGATGTGTTAGCGCTAAATAAAAGAGTTGATAAGTTGATTGCAGATAATAACAAGGCAATTAAGCAAGTTGATTACAGCGCTCAAATATCCAAGGTTGATACAAAGGTTAATGAGCTAAGTAAACTAATAACATCTAAAGTAGAAGTTAAGCATGTTGATCACAGTAAAGAACTATCTTTAATCAATAGCAAGATAGTGGCAATAAAGCAAAGCATTAATAAAAAGCAAGATATCGACATTAAATCAGAAATTAAAAAAGTGGTAAATATCGCTTACGTAACTAATCTTTATAGGAATAAATAACAATGGCATTTATTACATTATCAGGCACGCTTTTAGATCCAAATGGAGATTTAGCC